AGTTTTCCTGCTATGCCCGTTGGCGCTAATTATAACTCGCTGGATGCAGCGTTTAAGCAGTACTACGCAGATGGTATTGAAGACCTCTGCTACGAAGACCGACCCCTTTTCGGACTTTTGCCGAAGCATGAGGGGTGGGTCGGCGCGGATCAGTCGACCCGCGCATGGCATATCCCCGTAAAGGTCGGACTCCCGTCGGCGATCTCGACCACGTTCGCGAACGCGCAGGCGCGCGCCGCTAACGTGGCTTCGAAGGTCGTTGCGTGGGAGCTGACCTCGAAACAGCTCTACGGCTTCATTCAGATCGACAACGAGTCGATCGAGCGCAGCCAGGGCAAAGAGGCCGCGTTCGTCGAGCTCAAGTCGCTCGAAGTCGACGGCATGATCCAGAACCTCTCTAACCGCCTGCATCAGTATTGCTACGGCGACGGAACGGGCGTTGTTGCGAACGTCGGTACAGCGGCGCAGCAGCCCTCGTTCGCGACGTCGGTTCTGGTGTTTGCGAACCCTGAAGACGCTGTCAAGTTCAATGTGGGCGACGAGCTCACGGTTGCCGCGACTGCGACCGGCGCCGAGCGAGCCTTCGGTTCGAACGGTCACGGCTGGTATGTCATTGGCACGAACTACGACGCCGGGACGGTCACGGTCGGCAACGCTGCAGGTACCGCGGTTAACCTGAACGACGCAGCGGACGGCATCCCGACGGCCACTAACGGCGACTTCATTGCTCGCCGAGGCGACCGCCAGGGCACGTCGGTTAACGGCGTTATCTCTGGTTTCCAGTTCTGGATTCCCTTTACGGCCCCGACGATCGGTAACCCGGTTTACAACGTGGACCGTGCTACTAGCGTTGACTGGCTCGCGGGCTCTCGCCTCGATGGTACCTCTATGGGCATCGAAGAGGCGCTCGTGCGCGCTACCAACGTGGTCGCGAAAAAGGGCGGAAAGATCAAGCAGTTCTTCTGCAATCACAAGAAGTTCTCTGATCTCGTCACCGGCATCTCGAGCAAGGGGATTGTTAACTTCCTCGACGTTCGCCCTGCGGAATATCCCGAGGTCGGCTTCGAGGGCGTGAAGATCATCGGCGCGAAAGGCGAAGTCGACGTCATTGCCGACTACGCGTGCCCGTCGACGCTGGCCGCTGGTATGGATATCGATCAGTGGATGTTTGGATCGATCGGCGAGCCCGTTTCCACGATCACGAGCGACGGTCTCGAGTTCCTCCGTCTGTCGGGCAACGACGGTCTCGAGGCTCGATTCAAGAGCTACAGCAACATGGTGCCGAAGTCGCCGCGCGATAACTGCAACGTGCTTCTGCCCGCCTAATTAGGAACTAACCTATGGGTGAAAATCTCGCATCTCCGTTCGTCAAGCATCTCGAGCACGACGTCCAGCTTATCTCTGGATTCATCGCGCTCGACGGCTCGTCGAACGTTATCGGTGTGGCACCCGTCGCCGCGAGCACTCCCGTCGGCGCGGGTCCATACTCCATGTGCAAAGGGCTGCTTGGCAACGTCGGCTTCGCTGGAGCCGTCGTCTACCAGCCGCACATTAGCGCTGGTCTTTACACGTTCGTTCTCGACAAGGCCTGGATGGCTCTTCTCGATGCGCGTGTCACGTTGCTCGATCAAGGCCTGGTCACCGGCATTCAGCCGAGCGTCAAGGCGAATGTTCGAGCTACGACTTCTGTTGGCGCGAATGGCGGTTATCCGAACGGGGCGGACCCCGGTACGGACCCGACGATCGCGGCGCAGAACGTTCAGGTTCGCTTTCGGGCGAGCATCGCGGGCGGGGCGCTGGTCGATCCGGTGGCATCTACTGGCTTCTGGCTTTCTTTGCTCCTGAAGCGAACGGCGGTTAGGTAAATGGCAGTCCCTAAGGACTTCCACGAAATGATGGCTGCGAAGATGTCCGGCGACTCCGATGACGGGGCGCCGGACGGCGGCGATGGATCCGACGACGGTTATGACGACGGACTCAAAGCAGCGGTCGCATCTTTCATTGAAGCTGTTCACTCGAAAGACGTGGACAGCGCGGCGAGCGCCCTTCATGATGCCATGGATCTATGCACGAAGGCGCACGGCGAGCCCGATGGCGACGAGGGCGACGGCGCCCCGTCAGGCCATTCGGCTCTTCTCCTAATCCCTCACGGGAAGCACTGAAGTGGCAAAGACCGTCACTTCGACGCAAACGGTGACCCTCTCCGGCGATGGCTGGGGAGGGTCTCCCCTTTTTAACGAGAGCATCCAAAATATCTCGGGCAATCCCCCGTCTTCGTGGCAGCTCAGCACGGGCTTCAATCAGTTTCCCGTGCCGGCGACAGCCCTCGGCGTGGTGATTGTGCCGCCTACTGGTAACGCGGTAAGCCTGACACTCAAAGGGGCAAATCCCGATACCGGGACGCCTATTGCACCCGCCAGCAGCCATCGCATCACGTGGACGGCGGGACAAGTCTCGCTCCTCGGGATGGCCGTTGGCTCTAACGTCACTCTTTACCTGATTTGGCTATGACCGCTCTTGCCGATCTCCGTCTGGCTGCTCAGCAGCGCTGCGATCGAGTCAACTCCGCTACGCCGTCGACGTCCGAATGGAACTCGTACATCAACGGTAGCGCGGCAGCACTTTACCGCATTCTCGGGCAAACGTACGAGGATTACAACGTCCAGCAATACTCGTTTACCCTGGTCGGTAACGCCGGCGGGAACATCTTGCAGATCGGCCCTGGCACTCCCGTTCCGGCTTACGACAAGCTTCGGCATCTCGCGCGTGTCGTGCAGAATGCGGGCGCTAGCAACGCACCTGTCTACGCGCCCGTCATCCGCTGCGACTCGCTTATGCGCTTCGACGAGCTCTCGGCGCCGGTGCTCGGCACCTACTATGGCGCATTCATCGCCGTGCAGTACATGGTGCTAGGCAACACGATCGAGATACGCCCCGCCGCGTCGTCCGCCGCGTCCTATCTGCTGTACTATATTCCGGCCTTTCAGAAACTCGTCAACGACACGGATACGATCGACGGCACATGGATGGCCACGAACGGCATCGACGAGTATATCGTACTTGACGCGGCCGCGAAAGCCATGGTCAAGGAAGAGTCTTTGGATACGGCGGCCCTGCTCATGCAAGAGCGCGAAGCCGTCAAGACGCAGATCCTGGCGCAGTTCGCGCAGCGAGATGACAACATGCCGGGCCGCATCGTGGACGCCAAGCGCGCGCGAGCGAACATGGGTCTGTATGGGTGGGGCGGCTTCGGCGGGCTCTAAATGGCGATCGCCAAGTTCCAACGCATTCAGACATCCGATACTGAATTGAACCTGCTGCAGAACCGACTCGCCGAAACGCTGGATGCGTTGACGTCGAATGATCTGGTCGGTGGTCAGCTCATTCGATCCACCGCGCTGAAAGCGGGAAGCAATCAAATCAGCCACGGCCTCGGTCGCAACTACGTGTCTTTCCTTTCGGGGAATTTCACGTCGCCCGCAAGTCTGACGGCGGGCGCTTCGCGTGATCCGTCAAAGTTTATCAATCTAATCGCCACCGCGGCGTGCGTGGTCGATCTTTACGTCTACTGAGGCAGTATGCCCAACACTGTCACTTCGCCGAACATGAATATCGTCGTACCGGTCAACTTGACCGACCCGTCTCCCGACTGGGGCGCGAGAATTCAAGCGGCGTTTTTCGCGACGGTCGACGCGCACGATCACTCGAGCGGCAAGGGCGTACAGATCACGCCTGCAGGCATGAACATTAACGCTGATCTCTCTTTCGGCGGCTTCAACGAAACGAATACGCGAAGCACGCGCTACGTCTCTCAGGTTGCGCCGCTCGCGCTCGGGAGCGACGTCGGTTGCGTGTACGTGAGCAACGGCGAGCTTTGGTACAACGACCTTGCATCGCACCAGGTCCAGCTCACGAATGCAGGCGCCGTGCAATCGGCACCGCAAGCGTTCGTCGTCAAGACCGTCACGACCTCTTACACGATTCTTTCGACGGACAATTTCCAGCTCTTTTACTACCTGTCGAATACGGCGGCGACTGCGATTGCGCTTCCCTCGAGTGCCACGGTTGCGGCCGGGCGCGCGTACTATTTCGCCGATCGAGATGGCAACGGCGCAGCCAACGCGTTGACGATCAGCCCAAATGGTAGCGATACAATCAACGGAATCAATGCGCCGCTGATCGTGCCAGTGAGCGGCGCCCTTGTCATTATGACGACGGACGCGGCTGGGCGCTGGACGGCGAACATTGTGCAGCCTACTCCCGTCACTAACGCCAGCAACGTCGGCGTTGGCTCGGGCACGACGACTCTAACGGCGACGCAGCTAAAGTCGGATGTCATCAAGTTTACCGGCACGCTCACGGGTGCGGTCACTGTTGTTTTTCCCAACGCACCAGGCAAATTCGTCTGCGATTTCTCGCAGGTCGTCATGGGCGCCAACACGATTGCGATCCAGAGCGGGAGCTCTACATCGGCAGCATTCGGGAGCAGCGTAGTCGGAAGCACGGTTACAGCCTCGCAGCTTTCTCTAGTGGATACGTTCGGCAGCAATACCTTGCGAGTCAAGATGTAAATGGGGCCGGTCAAACAGCTCTATCCGGTGCCGTTTTCGGGCGGCATTGATACGAAGACAGATCCAGCGCAGATCCAGCCGGGCAAACTTGCCGACTTGCAAAATGGCATCTTCCGTCAGACCGGTGCGGTCGGTCGACGCTGGGGATACAAGCAGCTCGGCCAAAGCGTCATTGGGCAGACAACGAACATCTCCGCGTGTGCTGCCGTGCAACCCTTCAACGAGGAGCTCATCCTTTTCGACGGACAGTCTGCGTATAGCTACGTCCAAGCCGATTCAGCTTGGGTGAATAAGGGCAGCGTCGTTTCGGTCATTCAGAGCAATCAGCAGATTGTAGCGGGCAACGCGCAGCAACTCTCGCCCGATTTCGGATCACTCGGCGGGATCGAGGTTTATGCGTGGGAGGACTCGCGCGGCGGCATCCGATACTCGATCTTCGACTCGGCTGCCGGGACTGGCATTGTCAGTGATCAACCGCTCTTTTCCGGCATGTCCAGCACCGCAAGGGCGCCTAAGGTCATCCCCTTTGCCGCGGCGAATTGCGTTCTAGTTTTCTTCGACGATGGCTTCGGCGACATCGCCTTTTGCAAGTTCTTTCCCTCGAATCCTGCGCTAAAGAATACGGGCGCTGACACGCTGATCAATGGGTCGATCGGCGGGTACTTGCACACCGCGCAAGCATCGCCCGTCTTTTACGATGCTGCCCTTTCGGGCGATGGGCAATCGGTCCACGTGATCGCATCTGTTAGCGGTGTCGTCGGCGTTAACAAGATGTTCATCGCCGCGATAGGGCCGACGTTTCGAGCTCTGGCCGGCTGGCCTTCTGCTGCTCAGTTTATCGGCTTCGGCACTGCGACCGGCCCTATTCCGAATCCGATGGCCATCTGTTCGGACGGCATCGGCACGAACATGTTTGTCGGGTATGCCACGCCGGCGAACGGATCGACCTTATACCAAGTCAGCACATACACAACGGCAACCGGAGGTTTCGGCGGGACTGGCAAGGGCATCCTTGCAAGCGCTCAAGCGATTCAATCGCTGTCCCTCATTTATCAGAACGGCACGGTTTACTCGCTCGCCGATGGCCCTGCGGCTGCGTCTGGATATCTCGCAGCGCAGATGTTCCAACGACTTTACCAGGCGAACTTCAGCGCTCAGACGCTGATCTCGATCGGTAGCCCATCCGTCAACTTGTCGATTTTCAAGACGAGCGTAGGTCTCGCATCGAAACCGTTTCAATACGCCGGGCACATTTACCTGAACGTCGCTTTTCAGAGCAATCTGCAGAGCACGTATTTCACGGTCGACATTAACGGTAACGTAGTCGGTAAGGTGTTCGCCGGGCTTTGCGGCGGCCTCGTCGCGAGTAGCGACTATACGTTGCCCGAGTGCCCGTCGATCAGCCCCGGGATTTTCAAATACGCGAACCTGGTCAAGGCTGCGGCGAATACCGAAGCGGGCAGTGTCGTAGCACTGCTCGGCGTGAACACTACTAAGCTCGACTTCTTCGACTCGAATCAGTTCCTTGGCGCATCGATTAACGGCAGCTTGTACATCGTCGGCGGCGTCTTGCAGCAGTACGAGGGCGCGAACTTCGTCGAGCTCGGCTTCAATATCTACCCCGAGAACATCGCGCTGGCTACGACGGGCGGCGGGAGCCAGTCGGCAGGCGTCTATAACTATTGCGTTACCTATGAATGGAACGACAATAACGACCGAACCGACATCTCGACGCCGAGCGTCGCCACTTCGATCACGCTAACAGCAGGGCAGGCGGTACAAATCACTGTTCCGACCCTGAAGCTCACGAAGAAGAATCAGGTCAAGATCGTCATCTACCGCACGGCTGCTAATGGCGTCGACCTCTTCCGAGTCACGTCGGCCATCGCTCCGTTCTACAACGATCCGACTCAAGACTTCCTAGTCTTTACGGACGTACTCTCAGACGTGAGTATCCAGGGCAACGGCGCGATGTATACGCAGCCGCTAGCCACGGGCTCAAATCCGATCGTTCCCAACTCCGCGCCTCCGGCCTGTTCGCTTATCGCGACGTATGCAACGCGGCTTTTCATCGCTGGCCTCGACGACCCATACACGATTTGGTACTCGCAGCAAACGCTGGCCAACTCGCCGATGCAGTTCTCCAGCCTGCTCACGCTGACGACCGACCCGGATGGCGGGCCGATCACTGCGCTTGCGAGAATGGACGCGAACCTGTTCATCTTCAAGAGCAACGCGATCTTCTATATCACGGGGCAGGGGCCGACGCCGACGGGCGACAGCAACGACCTCGGCGTACCGATCGCAATCCCCTCTGGCGAGGTCGGGTGTGTCTCGGCTAACTCGATCGTCTTGACGCCCGTGGGTCTGCTCTTTCAATCGGCAAACGGGATTTACCTTCTCGACCGAGGCCTAAACGTCTCTTACAAGGGTGCCCCTGTTGAGAAGTTTAATAACCTGACGATCACCAGCGCGACGCTCGTGCCCAATCAGTGGGTAGTCTTCACGACCACGACCGGCATCGCGTTGGTCTACGACTATTATTATGACCAATGGTCGACGTTCACGAATCACAACGCGATCGATTCGGCGCTGTACCTTGGATCCAGCGACATGTTCGTGTTCGCGCAGCCTAACGGCCAAGTCTTCGAGCAGTCGCAGAAAAACTTCAGCGACGCAGGGCAGCCGATTCCGTTCTCGCTCACAACCGCGCCGATTACGTTCGCAGGGCTGCAGGGATACCAGCGGACATATCACGCGTTTCTTCTCGGCACGTACAAGGGTCCGCATAGCCTCGCGGTCGGTGCGGCGTACGACTACGATCAGACTTTCACCAACCTAGCGCCGATCCCGGTCGATCAGATCTTAGGCTCGTCTTCGTTCGGAAGCACTTCGCCATTCGGCGCCGATGCAGTCTTTGGCGGCATGGCGCAGGGTCAAGGCGTTTATCAATTCCGCGTCGATCTTCTGCGGAAGTGTCAAGCGGTACAATTGCAGATTACCGACAGTCAAGCGGCACCCGGCAATGAAGGGTTTTCGTTGTCGGCCCTAACGCTCGTTGTGGGCGTCAAGAAGGGCGGAAACAAGGTGCCGGCTGTCAAACAGATTGGAGCGGCATAGTGGGCTTTTATTCGTTCAATCCAGCCGGGGCTGCGAATCAGGGCCAGTCTCAGAATGCGCCGCAGGTCGCGGGACTGACGACGCAGCCGTCTGGCCCGGCCCCTGCGCCGGCTGCGGCTGCGCCACAAGTATATAAACCCCCGACGCTCCCCTATGCGTCGAACACGCCTGGGTTTAACGGCACCGGACAGACGCCGCAGTACGGTCAGCAAAGCCCGAACTTCCTGGGCCTTGGCCAATATGTTGCGCCGCTCTTCCCAATCAACGACACTGCGATCACTGGCGCGCCCGCGCAAGGCGCAGGGCAGAATTATGGCCTGAACTCCGTTTGGGCGAATTTGCAGAAAGAGATCGCCGCAGCCGGCGGGCAAGGCGGCCGCATGGCCACGGCCACGACCGGCGGGCCTGCCTCGTACACGGCTGCCACGGGTCAAGCCGCGCTCGCCGGCGGGACGAACCTTGGCACGGGCGGGAATACGATTAATCAGCAGGCGCAGCTCGCGGCGCTACTCGACGCGCAGGCTCGAGGCGGAGGTGCTCCGTCCGCGGCGGATCTGCAGCTAAAGGCGGGTGCAGAGCAGAACCTCGCCGGGCAACTTGCGGCCATGGGAAGCCAGCGAGGCGTTACCAACGCGGCGCTGATGAATCGCAACGCCGCAAATGCGGCCGCGGCCTCGGGCGCGAACCTCAATCAGCAGATGGGCATCCAGCGTGCTCAGGAAAGCCAGGCCGCGCAGCAAGCCGAAGGTGGCGTGCTCGCGGCGCAGGGCGGGCAAGCGGCAGGCCTGAACGAAGAGCAGGCAAACCTCGCGCAGCAAACGGGGCTTGCGAATCAGGCGGCGCAGAACGCCATGCTGTCCGGGAACCTCAGCGCGATCAACGCGGCGAACCTCGGTAACGCGCAGCTCGGGCAACAGACGAACTTGGCGAACATGGGCGCCGAGAATCAGATCGCGCTCGCGAATCAGGGCATGACGCTATCGAATGCGCAGCTTTACGATCAAGAGTTGAATGCAGCCTTGGGTGCTCAAACCGGGATCGGTGAGGCTGATCGCGCTGCGGCGCTTGCAGATCAGCAGCTTCAGCTTCAGCAGCTCATTGCAGCGAATCAGGTCAATGAGCAAGCCTACCAGGCGGCTGCGAACGCGAATGCAAACCTGACGGGCGCGGTAATTAACGGTGCGACGACAGCAGGCGGGCAGATTATCCAACACCTAGGCTCTGGTGGCGGGGGTGGAGGGAATCTCATAAGCGATCAACCGGCCGGCTCTGGTCAAGCCACGGGCGAGCCAAGCACGTCGAGCGATGGCACGTATAGCGGCACCCTTCGCAACTTCAATCCGAACGCCCTGCGCGTCTATTCGGACGAGAACCTGAAAACAGGCATCGAGGGCGGTAACCCGATGATGCGATCTTTCCTGGAGAATTATCACAAGTCGACCGCTCCTAAGATCGACGTGACGGAAGGGGAGAAATTCAGGAATCCGACTTATGCGCGTGCGCCTGGATCGTCGGGCGGCGCGGGCGGAGGGGTCGGCAGTGCCATTGGCGGTCTTCTTGGCGGCATTGCGGGTAGTTTCGTAGCGCCCGGCATCGGTACGGCCATCGGCGCCGGCGCTGGAAGTCAGGTCGGTGGCGCTATTGGCAGGGGCGTCTCTGGTGGCGATGGCTCGGGCGGCGGCATGGTCGAGACGTCGCAAGGGAGCGGTGTGACAGTCGATCAGAGCGATATGGGTGAGGAAGACACGAGCGCGCTCAGCGACGAAAACGAAAAAGACGCGGTCACGTCCGGTAACCGAGGGATGCAAGAGTTCCTCCGCCAGGCGAACGCGCAGACGACGGCGCAGAACACGCAGGGCGCGACGAATAACGCGTTTATGCAGGTCAACCGACCGCCGAACGCACGTGTTGACACGCAGCTTCCCGGGAGTCCCTTTGACGGCTTCGGTACGCCGACGCCCTCTAGCGGTTCTCCAGAGGCGCAGCAGGCCGGGATCACTAACTACGGCGGGTATGTGCCTGGCGGCATCAACACTCCGTTCGAGCCGGCGAGCCAGGCGAATCAGCAGGCGCTCGAGTCGGCGCATCAGTACGCGATGCCTACGCCGCAAAGCGCAGTCCCGGTCGTCGACTACCGCCAGCCCACGCAATACCAGACGGCGCAGGCGCCTTTCGTCGGTGCTCGGCCGCCCATGTTCGCGATGAGCGACGAGCGGCAGAAAGTCGTTAACACGGACGGCGAGCCCGATCCCGCGACAGATGCCAGATTCGGTGAGCTGGGAATGCTCAAGCGACCGGACGGAGATGTTAGCACGGAGATCTCGATCACTGTCACTGACCCGAGACTGAATGGCGGGCAGCCGACCAATATTCCTACGCTCGTCAAAGGGCAGAAGAATGTCGATGCGCTGCTGTCGGGCAAAGATCCAACGCCGCAGCAGCAGGAGCTTGCGATCAGGCGAGCGGTTCAACGTCAGAACGGAGGCGCTTACCTTCCCGGTTTCAAATCGATTCCTGAGGCCGTTAGCGCAGCCGAAGCTCGGTCGCAGACCAAGGGTCAGATGATTGCCGAGGGGCAAGACGTTCTAGGGTCTCGCCCGATCACCGCGCCGACCCGAGCGGCCCAAGCGCCTCCATTTGTTCCGCACGGTCAGCAAGCCGGCCTAGCAGCAGAATCCCACGCTCTTTATGATCGCATGCCTGAAGGGAAAGCAACGACTCCGACCGGACCGTATGCCGGTCTGCCTTACGACTTCTCAGGGCCCCCGCCGTCTGCTGCCCCGCAGACTTTCTGGGATAAAGCCTCGTCTTATCTATCATCTCTCAGCGACGAGCGTCAGAAAGAGAAACTCCCATCCGCGAGCAACGTGCAGGACATGCTAGATCAACTCCAAGCCTATAAATACCGATACAAGAACCCTAACGCACCCGGAGCGGCGCCAGGGGAGCGCCTCGGCGTGATGGCGCAAGATCTCGAGAAGTCGCCGCTCGGGAAGAAGTTCGTGAAGGAGACCCCTAATGGGAAAATGGTCGACTACGGACAGATGGCCGGCACGCAGCTCGCGGCCTCGGCTTACCTGAATGATCGGCTAGATCAACATGAGCGCATGCTCAATCACATTATCAGCGAGCGATCATGACGCAACCTGCTTGGACTCCTGAACAGCTTGCCTATTTGAATGCGGCGCAGCAGGCGGCGAGCGCTCCTGCTCCGGCCCCTGCGCCCGCTCCAGTCCCGCCGCCCGCCCCTGTCGATAATCGAGGCTATCTCGAGAAAGGCTACGATTATCTCGCCAATCTAAATAGCCGAGCCGGTAATGCTGTCATGCATCCGCTGCAGACGGCGAAAGACTTGTGGGCGCTCAATCAGCGCGCAGGGCAGGCCGTGCTAGATGTCAATAGTCGCGCCGGCCAGTCCGTCATCGACGCCGGCAAGCCGCCGCCCCCGGCCCCGCCGCCCGCTCCTGTCGCGAAGATGAGCGACATGCCGAGCGCCGCAGCGAACGCCGCGCCGGCGCAGCCGCCCGATCTTGTCGCCCCCTACCTGCGGCCCGGCGGCGTCGCCGGCATGGCCCCGCATCAAGTCGGCTTGAGCCCGGCCGATAAGTCTATGCGGGAATCGCTGCAGGCGCAAGGAGAGCTCGCGCAAGAGAACGCGGGAACGACGGGCAAGGCCGTGCAGGACATCGCTGACACGTATAAGTCGAACGTCGACGCCCTGAATGCGCAGTCACAACTAGGCTTGCAGACGTTCAATCAGAAGATGCAGGACAATGCCGATCGCCGAAAGCAGATCAATAGCGACGCAGCATCCGCCCAGCAGCGCATCGAATCGAAGCTCGCGGACATCGAAGCGACCGGCATCGACCCTAATCGGTACTTTCATCAGCAATCGACCGGGCAGAATATCATGGGCGCCCTTCTCGTCGGCCTCGGCGGCTTCGGCGCGCATGCCCTCGGCCCCGGAGGGCACGACTCGACGAATACCGCGCTCGAGATCATGAACAATGCGATCACGCGCGATATCGATTCGCAAAAGACCGATCTTCAGAAGTCTCTGAG